CGCCTTCACCCAATGCTCTAACATTAGCACCCATTTCAGCACTGGTGATTGGTGAAATCTGGAACATTGGAATCTGACTTCCTGTTTCCTGCTTGTAGATTGAAATAACTTCGTTAGTCAATCCATCGTAAGCATTTTCATAACCATCAGTTAAGATGAAAATCGCATCGTAAGGGTTTGCGGTATTTTCTGACTTAATTAATTCAATAAATGAACTCGCCAAATCAGTTGTTTCTTCCCTTGTCTTCACAAATGTTGCACAATCTGCTGACTTACCGAGAACCTTTGCTGTGAAATCAGCAATCGCTCTTGGTGTGTTCTTTGACTCGTTCTTATTACCTGTCATTGAAACACTGTCATCGATGATAACACCGATACTCTTGTAGAAGAATCCATCGATTTTCTTCTTTTCAGCAAGACCGTTAATTGCAACATTCAATTCTGGTGTGAAAGCGTTTTCGTAACCAGTCTTGTAAAGTGCAAGGAAATCAGTTGCTTTCTGTAAATCAACAGTCTTTGTCACACCCAACTTAGCGGTTGATTTGGTTTGACGAACCTGTTGGTTGATTGAAGTAACCTTAACATTCTTACGAATCATTCCCTTTGTTGCTTCTTTCTGAAGTTCAGTACTCCACATACTGTGGTACTGTGGGTGTCTCACACTTGAAATCAAACCCAAGAGCACTTCTTCAGGAACATTCTGAACACCAGTGATGTCAGTCTGTGCCTTCTGATACTGGCTCAAAAGTGGGAATTCTATTGGAAGATATTCAACACCACTCTTTTTAAATAAGAACAGTAACAATTTGAATGCCTTTGATGCATCACCATTGTAATACTTGAGAATCGCATCATTAACAATACCGATTTCCTTTTGAGTACCAACAAGGTTAGTACCAGAGTGGATATTAATTTGTCTCTGAGCAATTGAAAGTAAAATACTGGTTTTCTTTACACCATATACGTGCTTCAATATACCAGCAATCTTGTTACGGTACTTCATTACATAGAATTCAAGATTATCTTGACCCCAGATGAAACCCAGAACAATTTTTCTCATTCTTTCGTTATTCACCTTTGCATCCTTCAAATCAACGAAGAGACGAAGTACATATGGTAAACCGTTTTCACCAAGATTATTCAATGCAGTAAGAACCGCTTTGTCACTCAAACCATTATCATACCAGTCAATTGGGTTAACAATATTACATGCTCCACCCTTCAGGGTCTGCTTAAATTCATTAAGCAACACCTCAGATACGAACCGACCAGTAGCACCTTTTTGAGACGCTATAATCAATGGGAGTTCCTTTGAAAGTTTATACAAACCCTTGATTTGAGTCTGGATAGCCTTCATTTGTTCGTCTTTTCCGTGGTAGTAAGTAGCACTGCTCTTAGCACCAGATGCGATAGTTAAACCATCAATTAATGACTGTTTAACTGACGTAATCATGTTTTGTGTTAATACCAATTTTTCCATAATTATTTATTATTAAAATTTATTATTTAAGTGCTAATTGAATCTTCTTAGATTTATCAACAAATTCACGTAATTTACTGGTCACCATTTTATTTAATTCGTCAGTAAGATGACCGCCTTTTGCCATAAGCATTGTTTCTGCAATTACTGAAATACCTTCCAAAAATATTTCTTGGTCACGTTGCATTTCTTCCACCTTTGTTTTTAATTCCAAATAATCCTCAGAAACATTTAATTCTGGATAAAATGCTTGATTCAACCATTTCAATCCTTCTTCCTCAACCATAATACGTTTTACATATTTGTTCTTTTCTGACCGTTCATATGTAAAATAACCCTTACTAACAAATTCGGGAAGGGGTTTATTATGTTTATCAAGAATTCCTCTCAAGCGTAGTTGCTCATAAATTTTATACCTTCCAGTCCTACAACTATCATTGTCCTTCAAAATATTCGTTGCTTCGTATAATGAAAAAGCAATTTTTCTTGCCTTTTCCTGTGTTGCAGTAATTCCATACTTAAACAATTCTTTTATTCTATTATTACACCAAACATAAAATTCTGGTGAAAGCCATTGTGCAAAAATTATTGCAATATCTTCATGCATCCAAGTTCCTTGTGCATTTTTATCGTTCCCACCCTGTCTAACATTCACTAAATCAACCGTTCTGCAATTATGCATAACGGCAAGTGCCTCAATAATTCTTTTCGCTTGGTCTGTTCTTAACCAAAATGAAGGTTGTACTTCAAATTGTTTTGCCATTTCAGTTGCATTAACCATAGTATTATCACCTGTAAGGAAAGTAATTTCATTTCCTTCATACTCAAATTTTTTTATTTCATTCATAATAATGATTTTAATGTCAAATATAATAAAATATTTTCAATAACCAATTTGTTGTACGAAAAGAATATCAAAATGTTACAAAAAAACAAAAAAAAATGGGCAGGTACAGCATATTTCTATGTTGCAATCCCGCCCATTGTTTTGGAATAACGTCTACTTCTCTATAAGGAGAAGAAGTTTAGTTGTATTTTGGTAGTTTGTCCCGCCTCTCAATGGACGGGAAATTTCAATTACTGTATACACAACAAGTTCTTCCTTTAAATTACTGCCGAAAAAAATCCCTGCCGAAGCCTGAATTAACTTAGACACAGTAATTATTTCTTTTTTTGAAAAACATCACACTTCTGTGACGAAAACCATTCTTAACCATCAAATGTTAGGTGGTGTGCCCCTTTTTTGTGAAAAATTCTGACACCAACAACCAAAAACGTTGAGCGTTAATCGCTCAATAACTTAGGGAACAGGTTTAAAGTATTTGTTGCTTTTTATTCAAAGTTTAAGATACTTTTGACTTTACCACTTGTCTATACCCCCAATTGTTTTTAATATTGGTGGGGGTAGAAGGACTCGAACCTCCGATATTACTGTAAACACTTTACGTTTTCCCTTTGTACTACTAATCCATTGAACATTGCAATTATGTGAGGCACTACTTGGTATGTAATTTATCGGTTTGCCAGCCTTTTCATGTTCATTCAATTTCAGAATCCTTTCCCATTTTGTTCAGATTCTTGGATTATATTTTAAAGAACTTTTAATAAAATTAGAAGAAATTTGTTAGTTTTGTTTTCGTAGTTGTCTGATTTACCGTCAAATTTACTGTAAAAACTATCAGTTCTTCCATTAGTAGCGGGAGAGGGACTCGAACCCCCGACCTTCAGGTTATGAGCCTGACGAGATACCACTTCTACCATCCCGCAATATGTTGTAAAAAGTCAGTTCTATGCGCCCTGTTCTTATGAGAAGGGGAACTGACATGTTATATTATAAAAAGGATATTTTGTTTGTTATTGTTGTTTGTAATAATGGATTTGAACCATTGACATTCTGCTTTTGATGCGGATGCTCTAACCAACTGAGCTATTTACTGAAATAACAACCCGTTTCCTTTTATTTTTTAATCATGTTAATGAACTATTATCCTAAAGACCCTGCAAATATAAAACACTTTTTTTTAATACGCAAGCATTTTCGAAAAAAAAAAATAAAATAAATTTGCAGACCTCTGGAAAAATAAATACGAAGAAATTCTCAAAAAGTTACATTTTTTTATAAAAATTTTCACTCTTTATTCACAACATGCTGATAATTACGCTTTTTCACCAATAAATCAAAGACACTTTTATTGTCACCTTGTGGAGCATCTGGGTCAACAAATAATTTTTCTTTATCAGAAAAACTTTGATTATTTTCATGTTCCTTCATAAAAGTAATTGCTTCTGAAGTACCAGTTGGTGGTCTTATTGGTGGACTTTCTACCGCTTTAGTTATTTCATCAATCTTATTATCAACAGGAATATCTATCACAGGTGGTACATCATTAATACTTACTTCGGGTTCTTCAGTTGCTTCACCATGAGTGAATGTTTCGCCACTCCAATCCAGTAATTCTGAGTTTACAGCATCACTTACACCATCATTTACAGCATCACTTACACCATCATCAGTAGTTTCAACAGTTGTTACGTCACCATCAAGAATCAATATTTCTTCTGTCACTCCTTCAATAGCACCCCCAACAGCACCCTCAATTGCTCCCTCATTTACACCATCACTTTCAATCTGTTTTTCATGAAACTCGGCTTCTGGATGAAATTCGGTATTCGTTTCTTCAGGCTTTTTATTCTCACGCAACATATCGTTAATCGAATCACTATTAACTTTACTCAATATCTCACCTTCTTCATGTTGACTAAGTGCAGCGTGTATTTTACCACTGTTAAAACCATCGGCTTTCTTTTCCAGTCTATCAACATCGGTTTCATCATACTTTTGAAGATTCTTATATGTTTTAGTATATACATATCTTGGGTCATCAATGATGATTTGCATCGTATCATTATTAAATGTACAATCTTCGAATGTCTGACCGTCTTTTGCAAATCTGGCTTTGATGATTCGGATATTAGCGAAGTTTGCTTCTTGTTGTGCTGGTGTTTTAGCAACTGACATGAAAAAGTGTGCCTTTTGAACTCTCTTGATACTACCACCAGTCTGATGCGCTTCGACAGTTTCAGCACCAAATCCACTACGATTACTTTGAATCGCAGTCCAAGCGGGTATATCAAAATCACTTGCAAGTGCCTCAAAACCCTTAATAATCGTGAGTTCAGATTCATTCCTATCTTGTGCTTTTTTATGACTTTCCAGACAGTCAAGGTAATCCAGTACAAGTAAATCAAATTTGAAACCCCATTTCTTCTGATAACTGAGCATCCAGTTACGGACATCCTTCATCGTTGTGTCTTCCTGACTGAATCTCTTGATGATAAGCCTACCCTTACCCTCTAATTGTTTAGCTTTTTCGTTTACTATTTTTGTGACTCTTATATTTTCTTCATCTTCATTTAATCTACTTAATGCTGATTTTGCCCAAATCGTATAGTGTTTACGTTTAATTTGGTCTGAAGTGTCTTCAAAAATAATCTGAGCAACATTCTTTTCACATTCATATGCGGTATTTGCAATAATTGTAAGTGCAGTAGTTTTCCCTACTCCCGATGGAGTTAGGATTACACCAATTTCACCTTTACCCAATCCATCACCAGTAAGACTATCAATAGCACCAATACCTGTTGGTATTGTTTCTCTAAATTCTTTTCTAAGTGCTTTACTTATTCCTTCTGTCAGAGATTCACTATCATCATCATTTTCACCAATATGACTGATTTTCTGAAATCTTTCTTCAATTGCAGCTATAACATATTTACTTTTTATTTCACCAGTCTTGACTTTTTCAAGCACATGTTCAGCAGCTTTACGATATTCCTGTTGTTTAATAAAGGAATTGGTTGATATCTGTACAACATCACCATCATAAAGCATCTGCTTATTGATGATTCTCTCGTTCCAGAGTTCAATACGTTTAATAACAGCAAATAACGATTCTTCTTCAATTAAGTTATTTGGAGTCTTATATTTGTGTATTGCTTGCTGAACACTTTGATTCTGAAGATTTGGGACTTTATCGAACTCCTTATAATATTCCAACATTATAATGAACAACCTCTTGAGATTCGGGTCGTCAAAATATTCGATTGCTAAGTCTGGTATTATTTTTTCAGCAAATTCTGGTTCGACCAACAACTGCCACATGAGACGTTGCTGAAATTCAGGACCGAGATAAGCCGATAAGGTATTTTCTGTATTTTCCGTCATGTTAAAAATATGGGTAAAAGAGGGACGGTAATTGGGGAATAAAAGAGTAAAACAATAACATTTCTAAAGACAATCCCAATTCCCGTCCCAATAAAATTAATTTCGTCTGAGTCTTCTCAGCATCTCTTCTCGCTTAAAAGGAGAAAGTTCTCTGATTTGATTAATTGACAGACCCCTGTAATTAATTAAATCATAATCATCCCACATATTTTTAATATCGCTTTTTTTGATTTTCTCGGAAATCATATCAGTAATTTCAGTTACTGCATACATGATATCGAGAGATTGTCTTGCAACTGGATTGAAGCCGTCAACAAAAAATTCACGTTCGACAATCGGGTTCTCATTAATATATAATCCGATTTTACATGGGACACCACGAATTGTTTTCTGTTCAATCTGTTGTGTAACTGATTGTGGATTATAACGCATATCGGTTCTCCATTCCTTTGGATAGGTGTTAATCATCTTCTGATGATAACCATATAGGTCATAAATCTGTTCTTCAGATTCATCATCAAGACCATCCAGTCTCCCAACCCCTATTATTACATCATAACTTCGTCTCGACAAGGTTTTCTGCAATCTCGTGATGGCTCTGGGAAGTATATCCCTGATATCAATCGAATACCTCGTAAATGGATTAAATTTATCTGCATCAAACATTTTTTCACAAAATAAAACATCGTTTTGATATAGTGAAAATCTAAAAACGTTATTAAATTCCTTTTCGTTCATTTTATTTTTTTTAAATTGTTAATAACTACACAAATATAGCGACAATCCCGTTAAGATGAAAGGATTTTTATAAACTATTTTTATGTTTCTTGTAATACTCTGTAAGTAACTGCTTTTCATTCATGATTACGGTATAAAAAGGTTCGACATACTGTGGGAATGTACTGCCGTAGACACTTAAAAAATCGTCTTCAATCATCAAATTATATAAGTTCTTACTTCCACGGTCTTCTGGGGACAATGGTATTTCGAGTTGTAGGAGTTCTTCTTCAGCTTGTTCATTAAGCATAGGTTCTCTGAGATTGACTAATTCAAAATTTGTTTTCAGTCTTTCCACACCTTTTGGAGATATTAGATTTTCCAACGCTTTTAATGGATTCAGTTTTTTTGTCACCCTCTCCTGATTAATTTTATCGGCTTTCCGACAAAGTTCCCGAACACTTAATGTCTTGAA